CCGAGGGCTTCAGGGCTAAGCCCGTCCTCTCTATTCTCGCTAGCGGAGAACCCGCCGCGCAGTAAGAGGTTCGGTATTCGGGTGTAATAATCTTGTTTAAGATTGGCAGGACGAAATATCATTAATCAAACGGCTCCATGTATTTTCATTTGAGCAGCGATAATAATCTGAGTGTGTTCACAAGTACAAATTTATTTTCGTTTGTAAGTTGTTTTCCTATTGCATTTATGGAAAATCCTTCAGCGAGGAGAATTACATGGACGATGACGATAAAAAGAACAGGCGCGCAGAGATTTTTAATGCAGCGCTAAATAAAGCTGGTGTTCCCGAGTGGGGACGAGGTGCCAGCATCGTGAAACAAACGGGGTGCAGTCCGGCTTCAGCGCAAGCTTGGATAAGGGGTAGTCTACCTAGCGACGGAGAACGTATTGTAGAACTGTGTGACTTATATCAAATAGATTTATATCTGTGGGTGACTCTAGAGTCCAGAAGAGACAAGGGAACTGTTGACACACTCATTGAAGCTATTCTTTACGTTAAGGATTTTGAAGAGCAGGCTTCTTTTTCTCTCACTCCAGCTCAGTTTGCGCATCTTTGCGCAGCGTATCTGGATGAGAATACTCGTGAAAGCATCAGTACCATTGTCGATATTCTAGGGAAAGAGTAATCGACACAAATCATTGAGAAGGAGATCAATGAAAGTGGTAGATAAAAAACGAATTAATTGTGACGACTTAGTGGCTAAAATTAAGGAATGCCCTTCCTTGAAAAAGATATTTGGCGAGCGGTACAGTGAGACCTTTATGCAATTCGTAGCTGAGCGTGACTGCACATGCGTTCATGAGTGCAATAAATAATCTGTGAGTGTTGTTTTTAATTTGAGCGGTGGTAATATGTTCGTTGAGTTAACGGAGATATTACATGGATATGCTTACCCGCGCCCAAATCTGGGCAACACTTTCTGATATAGATGTTTCTGAATTCTGCACAGAGACTGAGATCGTTGGCGATCAAGTCTTAACCTACCTGCCTTGGATGAAAGCTCATGAGATCATGATGAGCGTTTATCCAGAGTATCACTGGGAATTCACTGAAGACCCTCAGTCGAGAGAATGTCATTACTTTGACGACGGCAGTGCTGAAGTGCGCTGCCGGATGACGATTGGCGGACAAACCAACATCACCTATCTGCCAGTTCATAGAGCCGGCAAGGCTATATCGCCCCCCAATGCAATGGACATCAACACTGCAAAGCAGCGTTGTCGTGTAAAGGCTATGGGGGAGTTTGGCTTGGGCTACACCATGTGGCTTAGCTCTCAGATCCGAGAGACAGGTGCTTCTGATGATGTACAAAGTGAACAATCAGAAACAAATCAGGAAGAAGAAGAATTACAAAAGGTAATCGCGATCTGGGATCACCTTAAGTTTGACGAAGCCAAGACTCTTACCGAAGCACAGAAGCTGTACGACAAGTTTAAACGCGGTTTAACTAATCGCGGGTTGACGGACACTACCGGTAATTGGCAAGCGCTTTGTAAGGAGAATGGTTGGAGGGTTAAGAAATGAGCTTAGCCATCCAAGGTTCACCTGAATGGCACGCCGCTCGTGCCGGAAAAATTAAAGCCTCTGTCTGTGCCGCACTTGAAGGCAAGCACCCATACATGAAGCCAGCCGACTTGGTGCGCCAAGAGGTAAGAGCTTTGGCTGGTGCTGAGTCTGAGTTCAAGATGGTTCCCGCTGTCGCTCACGGACAGATGATGGAGGATCATGCCCGCATCTTTTTGGAGGAGCTGCAAGGCTACACCGTTGAGGAGACCGGTCTTGTCGTACACCCTAAGCATGATTTCATTGCAGCGTCTCCTGACGGGCTAGTTGGTCTAGACGGTTGCGTTGAGATTAAGTGTCCCTTCCCTCAATACACAAAGACCCCTTACTCGATCTTCGATAAGAAGCGAAGCATGTACCTGATGCAGGTCTATATGCAGATGGAAGTTCTGGATGCAGAGTGGTGTGACTTCATTTGCTACCTAGCACAGAACGAAACAGCAGAGCCTCAGTACAAGCTGGAGCGAGTCCATCGTAAGGAAGACTTCCTGACAGAACTATTGAGCCGCAAGTACCTGCCGCAACCAACGAAAGGAACTATCAGCCGGCTGGACCTATATCACTGCTGGTACAACTGGATACAAGAGCAGCATCGAGATGAAGTGACTCGATCTGAGCACGTAAAGTCTATCGAAGTGGATGCCCCCGAAGTCGTCAAGACCGACGAGGAGCTAAACCGTCTGACTGCAATGCAGAACAGGATTGCAGAGATCAGGTCGCGCATCTCCGACGACCTAGAAACCTTGGATGTGCTGGGCAAGACCAGTGAATCCCTGAAAAAAGATATCGCCGAGCGTTACAAAGGTTCTGTCAGCAACGGCAAGACCACCGTGAAGGTGATTATGAAGAACCCTCCAATCGACTATCGCAAAGCTTTCGAGTTTTTGGGTGGAGAGGATGCGGTTTTGAACAAAGACGAGTCCTTAGATTCTTTCCGAAGAACGACGGGCGCCATGCAAGTACAAATTCAACACGGAGATGTGTGAGATGCAAAACAAACCAACAGCATTTGAAAGTTTAAAGGCTGGCAAGGGTCGTCTGTACCCAATGCCGAAAGAGAAGCGCATTGAGGAGTGGAATCGCCTCAAGCAATACGACTGGGCAACAAAGACTCATGTCCCCAAGTACGACGGGTTTATCAAAATCAGTCGTGAGTTCATTGACCAGTTGGAAGCGGGTCTTGAAGCGCACAACGGAGCTGATTACCGCTGCAACCTCAAGGTCTGCGAGGAGAAGGGTGATGATGGAAACCTCAAGCAGTTCAACGTGGACTACTGGATTCCAACAAAGCCCAATCTTAATTCGCAACCTGCACCTGCACCTGCACCCATCGATGATTTTGACGACGACGACATCCCATTTTAAGGAGTCACCATGCCACTAAGAATTGCCAGAGCGGCAGGCTCCGTCTTTTACGGCGGAGAACGCCTTGACCCAGACAACCTCGAAGACACTTTCGATCACCGTGTTTGGGTTCGGTCAGTGATTGATTTAGACGGCAGACATGAAACTCTCCTTAACGTACACACCAAACGTAAAGGTCACCAAGAGATTGTCCTTGAAGCTGGAGGCGAAAGACTGCAGCTGACTGACGAAGTGTTTGTTGAGATGACGGGTATTCAACCTTATTACACAAAGCCCCGAGAAAACTGTCCGGACTGCGGTCGAGACGTGGGTGTCATGAATAAGACTTTCATGCTGCCACAAGCCCGACTCATTGTGGTCGGACCCAGAAGCTATCAAATAGTGCGTGATGACGCGAGGAAAAAGACATGAATGAACAACCCAAGTTTGTAGTAATTGAAGAAAATCGTTACCTGATTGAAGAGCTAAGTGACTCCTGCAAGGAGCTGCTCAATGCAAGCCAGCAAGCAAACCAAGCTATCAGCTTGTTCGCTACGCTTATCAATGCTGCGCAAAAAGGTTCTGACCTGCACTTCAAGGAAGCTGTAAAGCTTTTGCCTGAACCTTATCAGGATGAAGAAGAAGCTTCCGAGGGTGGAGAGACCCACTAAAGGTTTCCCTCAGAGGGAGAGTCGGTCCTCCTCCCGACTTTCCTAGCGGGCTTGGTCTACCTGTCCCTCGAAACAGACCTTTAAACATAAGACAGCCAGTGCTAATGTAACACTGCTGGTTGTCTCTTCACGGAGACGAAAGATGAAACTAACGTTTAAAGAAGTAGCAGATCGTTATTTGGCGCAACCAACGGCACATAACGAAAAGAAACAGAGACTCACCGTCACAGTTACCGATCACCTTGTTAAGGAGTTTGGGTCTAAGCCGGTAAAAGCTTTCGAGAAGATATCACTGATCGATAACTTTATTGAGGATCTGCGGAAGCAACCATCCAAGAGGAGAATCGGTCACACCGTCAGCAACAGCTGGGTTAACAAGCACATCATAACTATGCGGTCTATCCTGAACTATGCTTACAGCAAAGAGCATATCAACAGGGTTCCGAAGTTGTCTGTGTACCCAGAGAAGAAGAGTAAAATCTTTTTGAAACCTGAGCAGGTGCTAAGACTGATTGACTGCTTGGATGACTTGAGATCAGACATGGTTAGGTTTGCAGTAGCGACTGGACTGCGAGCATCTAACATTAGGCTGCTCAAGTGGGACCAGATAGAGCCGGACTTTTCAGCTCTGACTGTCCATGGTGAAGACGCCAAGATGGGTGAAGATATTTTGATTCCCCTGAACAGAGATGCTCAGAAGGTTTTGGAAGATCGTAAAGCCCTGAATGATGCGCTGATTAAAAAGCATCGATATCTCAGTAACGGGATAGACCATGTGTTTGTTCAGCAAACCGGTGGCGGAGCAAAGGTAGGGAAAGTTCTGAGCGAGATTACGAACAAGACTTACCGGAAGGCATGCGTGAACGCTGGAGTACCGGCAGGCACAACCTTCCACACAATGCGCCATACTTTTGCGAGCTGGCACATTGAAAACGGGACGAGTGAGATGGTCCTCATGGAGTTAGGGGGATGGAAAGATCGTGCATCACTGCAAAGATATGCTCATCTTAACCAAGCTCAGAGGAAAATCGCGTCGTCTAACATTGAGGGCATCTTGTAAGTTGCCAAAAACTGAAACGCTTATAACCCATTGATAATTAACAATAAAAAATGGTGCCGGAAAGAGGACTTGAACCTCCGACCAATTGCTTACGAAGCTATAGGGCTACCTTTTTATTTAATTAAATCAACAAGTTAGAGACGACCAGCTTGGGTTTTTTGCGTAAACTTGGAGAATAAGAGTGGATATTAATAAGATCATCAGAGATGTAAACGAGTATGCTGACGAAGCAATACTCGATTCTAAAGCTGGATCGAAAAGCATGAAACGTCGCGTTTCGAGCTGGCTCAATGAGGGTGGATACAAGCTCTCGAACAAGCACATCATCGTCTGGGCTATGGTCACCGGACTGCTTTGCTTTTGGTTCTAGTATGCCCTAATGACATGCAGCTCATCGATGTAAATCATTAGCTGTTTGACTTAGACATCACTACAATGCGCCCTCATTTTTCTTATTGATCTGAGGGCGTTTTTGTATGTTGGCTGTTTATGTGTTCGTTATTCTAGGACTGTGCTTGATTGCGATGGATGACTTGCTGCAATAGCCTTATCACTTCCTAGCCTTCGAGGCTTTTCTGAATGCCTTGTTGTAGATATCAAAGATCATATTCTCTTTAACCAGAAGCTCGTCGAGCAACACTCGTCGGCGCTCTTCTGGTATGTCCTGTCGCTCGATAATTTTTCTAGACTTGGAAATGTTACGAAGATCTCTAGACGCTGTTTTGTAGAGGCTATTGCTTCCTCCATCCAGCAAGGGAGCAAACGATCGGTACTCGGACTGTAGCTCTCTTAGCTCTTCAGCATCAGCTACCTCTTTAAACCTAGCCTCGATCTTTCTTGTTTCTTCCCAGTTATCGTAGTACTCAAACCGATCTTCGTATTCAGATGGCGTCTCAAAAAACGTGCCAACAATGGGCAAGTCCTGCTTCCTGAACTCTTCATCAGTCATCATTCGCGTGATCACATCACCTGATTGGCTAGCAAACCTACCTACACCGCCCAAGAAGTACTCATAGATGTACTCCATCTTGTCTGGATTCCACGATATGTATCCATCTTCGTACTTATCACCACCAGTAGCGTCATTCAAAAACTCTGCAGCAACCTTAAAGGGCTTTGCTGTGGATCTTCGCGAGTTGTAGGCGTTAGATTTTTCTACGATAAAGGGGTTTTGCTCTATGTAGATGTCGCTACCAAAGAAGTTCTTATTAGCCAACATATCCTGATGGACCTCTAAGATGTCAGGATAAAACCCTCTTGCCATTTCTTCCCAGCTATCGCCTGACGAAGGAGCAATTGGAACAAAGTTAAGTAGTATGTTTTCCCAAAGGTAAATGGCTGACTCTTCGGGCGTGTTGATTTCAAAGGCTGTCTCAGCGGCTAACCGACCAATGTTCGTAAAGAAGTTCCAGCCGTATGGGGCAGGAAGCCCAAAGCCTTCATCGGTGCCATACATGAACAATAGAGATCTGTTCTTTGCGTGCTCTGGAAGATCTGCGTAATCCTTTTCGCCATCGTCATCATCTTCTGACATAAGGATATTTATGGCAGCTTGAGCGGCACCAAAGGCAACCAGACCTGCCGCGACTCCCCTTGCAGCTGTGTACTTTCCTTTGTCGCTGCCAAGCGCTTGAGCTATGTTCACATTTCCCTGAACGGCTGCGTTAAAGAAAAGGAATCCTGCGTTTACCACCGCAGTGTTTTCTCCCTTACGGTTGAAGTTTACTGTCAGGTCTTTTGCTAAGGTCGCAGCAGTAGCCCTGTCTGTACCAACCTTCCGCGCCTCAACATACGCAGCCAGACGAATAGAGTTCTCCATTGTAGTATTAAAGTCCTCGACAGCTTTTGCCATGGCTCTTAAAGCTTCTCTGGTGTAACCCTTCTTCAGCTTGCTCTTAAGTATTCTGAGCTGCTCTTCTTGGTCTTTAACAAGCATCATCCCAGTAGAGGCACCATCTTCCATGAACTCTACCGCGTACTGATCTAGCGTGCCTTCTCTTACTGGCTTGCCACGCAAGACGCGATACATAGATCGCATCGAGGGAAGGTAACTTGCCGCCATCTTACCGACTAGGTTTTCTCCCTGTACCCTGCTTCCCTTCTTGTCCATTTCTGAGAGGGCGTACATCAACCCCGTCTGAACATCTCTCATAGGGTTAACAAGACCCCATGAAGGGTTGTAGTTGATGAGCATGTTTCTACGGAAGGTCTGGAAGTGAGTAGCATAGGTCAGCATCTTGCTGACATCATCATTAGCCCTGCTAAGCATGGGTACGCTCATATTCTGTAGCGCGTGATTTAGGCTGTCACTCTTGAACTCGATGAAGAAGGTCTGACCACCGTTCTTAACCTCAACATATCTAGGGTCGCCATTAGGTCTTGTATCCCTAGACATCTGATCAAGGTCTTGCATTGTCAGCTCATCGCTGGCCTTCGGCGGTCTAAACTTGTTGTTGTATATCGTATACGAGGGGCTGTCACCCAGCTCGCTCAACAGGTTAAGTAAGGTTTGGGCGGTTTCATTTTTTCTCGCCCGAATAATTTTTTTCTGGACATCCTCTATCGCAGTGAATAGCGGGTTAACAGGCAGGGTCTTTCTTCCCTTCGCCTTCATGCTTTCGCTGCCGACTACCGAGAACCCTCTAGACTTGGAGTTACGTGAGTACTGATCACCGTCCTCTTCTGCTGCAAATCCCTTTAAGGGGACATAGAACTCATAGGTGTCTTCCCAGTCCGATCTAGACTCTTCATCTAACAAACCAGCCTCAACCATGAGGTCTCTCTGGAACTGAAGCATCTCGTACACCTTGTTGGCAATACGATCCATGTCAGCTTTAGTACCCTCTCTTTCTGCCAAGCTGAGCACGCTCTCTGCCTCAGCATAAGTCATGCCAGAACCAGTATCTTGGAAAGCAAGAGGCATTGTTTTGTACGTTTCCACCTTCTCTTGAAGGTTGGCTATCTGCACAGAGTGATCTACCCCAATATCTTCTTGTAGGGTTTCTATCTGCTTCTCTGTTCTTGCAATGTTTCGCTCGCGCTGCGCCTTTACTTTCTCAGCTATTACGTCGTTGCGCTCTGCGGCGTGCTTCGCGATAAGGTACGTGCCCACAGCGTCAGGGCTTACGCCGATCTCAGCAATCAGATCACCTAATGGATCAACATAATTCTGGTGGAAGGCATCAAGATCTTGCTGGACCTTGCCGTGAGAAAGGTTCTCTTGATCTCTTGGAGAAATTCCGGCGGGGAGCCTTCCCATCTCAAGGAATTCTGCTGCCTGATTTTCGAAGTCTTCGAGCTGGGCGTAGCGATCCACCAAAGACTTGTAGATCTTTTTATCTTTGAGTCTTCTGGCTAGATCAGCCTGTGCATCGATCTCATCGTTGTAGCTGAATCGATTTGTTGAGGGGGTGCCATCGTCGAGAGTGTTGTTCTCGGCGTTGTTAATCTTTTTCTGAATGAAGGAGACTTCTTCAGGGGGAGTATCTATCGACCCTTCATCAGTTTGGCTAGCTTGTCCGCCATCACGTTGATCTGCGTCTTGGACAGCTGGCTGAAGGTCTGATTCCAGTCCTCCTGTTCCTGACTGCTGTGCAGTTCCGACTGGTCCAGATACGCCCTGTCCTCGCTCTTGACGCGATTGGACGATTTTTCCGAACTCTGTTTCGTAGTCTGTTGGCTCTGACTTCGCATTGCCTACTCCAAGTTGTTTGTACAAGTCCTTCTCTGGATACCAGATTATCGCTTGTAAGGCGCCCATATTAACAGGGTCTTGCCCTGAGGTCGCGTTGACTTTATCAAGAGCCTTACGCATTACGCTGCGTATGTACTCTCGCTCTTTACCGTTCTGCGGTGCTTGCTTCTCGCCCTGCGAATTCTTGAACGTGTTCGACGCTTTATTGATGGTGTTCTTCTCTTTGAATCCACCATTAGCGTAAGCAGCCTGTACCTTAGTGGCGTAGTCTGTCGCGTACTGATCGTCCTTGGCGAGCTTGGACCTGTTGATTCCATCCTTCTTGAGCTTGGCTCTGTAATCATCCCCAAGAGCAACCTCTCTAAACTTTGCTAACTGAACGGGTAGCTTGCGCTCCGCATCAGCCATAAGCGTACCGCTTAATCTGCCCCAAGTTCTCATGAACCAGCGATCCATGGTAAGCGGGTCGAAGTTACCGTTTAGGTTTTGATAAAAGCCTCCGCCGATCTTGGGTCCAATAATTGCTGAACCCTTCAGCTTTGTACCCATCAGCTCACCGGATACAGACAGATCAAATACGTCCTTCAGCTCCTTGACCGTAACGTCCTGATCCATGAACTCGCGAGTTGCGTCGATTCCCTGCTTATCAATGAGAGCATTCAGCAGAGCAAACGCATTCTTCATAGCGCCGGCTTCTTTGCCTACACCAAAGTCTGGGAAAACCTTTGACTGTCTGTATTCTTCATAGA